GAAAGGACACCACCGTCCATGAGCACATGTGATAGATTGGTTGCATTATTAAATTTTTGTTGGTTACACCACTTCTTAAACATACCTTATTATTGCTCTTCTCCTCTAAACCACCTCATACAAGATACATCTGGATATTCTTGCGTCTGAGACAATTCCTTCTTAAGGGTCAAAAGTTCATACACTGTCTTTTCTTCATTTTCCTTGACCCACCACTCAACTTCCTGATCACAGTATCCCCTATTCTTTTTCAGGATTTCACCAATCTGCATTAAAATGTAAGCTTTGGACTTCATTCTATTTAATAGAGAATGTTTTTCTATTAAGAGAAGTCACACACGAATAAAACTCTGGATTTTTGAGAACATTATCTATAATAAGTTTCCAACGCTTACGTGAGTTAAACTCTTCAAGGGTATCAAAACTCATATAATCGTTTTCATCAAATGTTTTTTTTATTGGTTGTTTATTGATTTTCTTAAGATTTGTTTTCTGTTTTTCTTCATAAAACTTCTTTACGAGAGCTTGTTGTTCAGATTTACTGTAATTTACAAAAAATATAAAAACGTTGTATTCAAGATCAACTGTAGGACTTTCTTTAACTGTAAATTTAAACTCCGTATATTCACCGTTTTTGAGGGAAACCGTACCACGAGTTTCCTCCTCAAGTTCCCTGAGAGCACACCTAATTGGATTGAAAATTTCCCGTCTTCTGCACCCCCCTGTTACAAAAATCCAATCCTTGAATCTTCGGTCCCTCACTGTGAGAAATTTGGGTTTCTCATCAGCAAAGCTGACCGGTATCGCTATAGCTTTGTACTTTTTCATTGCGCATTCGCAAGTTATAATAAGCGGATATGTTTATTCCTCCTTCTTTTCTTCAGCATCCTTTTCGGATTCAACATCATCGTCTTCCGCGGATTTTGTTTGTGGTTCTGGACCACTGAGACGATGCACGAGGTGAGCTGAAAAGTTTTTGAGGCTTTCAACATCTTGCTTCGCCTTATTCATTTCCTTGAAAAGGAAGATAACACCAGCGATCGCCACGATTGTAGCGATCATCATAAGAGTTTCGCGGTCCATTGGAATCATTATGGTTTAATTGCGTCTCTTCTTTTTAAGTAATTACACCCATTTGTGTTCTGCCTGGAGGAGGGCATTCGTAGGGGCTCTGAGCAAATTGTACGGCTTCGTAATGCGTAGGTTCGCAGGATCTTTGAGTTGGTGGCGTTTGTACACCAACATACTTTTCAAGTGTCCTGGATTTTGGATCGTACGTCAATACAAAAACGATGGCGAGGAGGAAGACTAAGTTCCACATTGCAATTTATTAAATACGGAGAGATTTAGTTAGAATAGAGGAGACCACCCATACCATTCTCAATGCGGAGAACGTTGTAGTTGACCGCGTAGATGTCATCTGTGTTCACAGAAAGATCATTGACAATACGAGCGGAGTCAAGACGGGAGAAGTTGAGGGTACCGGTTGGTTGAAGCTTGCCAGTATCCAAGCAGAATGGATAGACAAACAAATCTGTAGAGCTGGCATCACCACCAAGGATACCAGAGCTACCATTAGTTGTGTGGTAGTAAAGTGAGACCGAAGAAAAGTGTGGGTTAGCAAACTTGTAATCCGCAACATCGGTACCATTGATTTGAAGCTTGGTCTTATTATTGACACCACCAACTGTACTGAGCATATAGACACCAGCGGTGTTAGCCGCAGCCATGTACTTCACTGGGTGGTTAAAGTTAAGCTCTTGAATCTTCGCTTGGGAAGCAGTCGCCTTTTGCACTTGAGTGATGATCATGTTTTGTGGGTTGGAAGCGAAGAACTCACGCTCATTGGTGTCGAGGTATGCGTAGTTGGCATAGACATCCCACTTTCTGGAGGAGTCAGCCGCAGCGGAACCCCAAGTAATACGAAGCTCCACATCGTGGTACTGAAGACTGATCAATGGGAGGGCTGATTGCCAGTTTTCACAAAATGCGAAACGGAGTGGGTAGAATCTAGAGTTGGTAGAACCACCGAAAAGATCACCACCTGCGGACTTAGAAGAAGTGGTCGCGGAAAGGGTTGGTGCAATGAGAGTGGAGTAGGTAGAATCCTGATCATCAATGACCTGACCACCAACAAGAAGTTCCACCTTGGAAATGAGAGTAGTCCAATCAGAAACGGTTTCGGTTACGGAACCATTATTCACGACGAGATACACATAGTTAAGGAGATCCCCCTTGCGTTCAAAGCGGATGGTGGACATGCCGTTGTTGCTGACATTCCCCTGGATCACTTGGCGTTCCACGGTTTGGGAGAAGTTTGTGTGGCGCTTGTAGGTAGAGCGGAAAAAGCTGATTTCGGGCTGACCGACGAGGTGCACATCCTGAGCACCGACAGCGACGAGTTGGGCGATACCACCAGACATTTTATATTATAGTGAGAGTTTTTTTTATTAAGTTTTCATGATGTATGCCAATACGTAATATTCTGGTCTAACGTCAAAAGCCGTTCCGCTACCCGTGGAATCTGTAGTACCGGCAGTGTGACTGTGATTTCCAGCACTACCTACTGAAACGTTATGGTAGTGCGATACACTGTCAACGGTTACAGTTGGATGATTATGACCCCCGCCTTGACTCGTGTAGGCCGCTAGGTGGTATCCACCGGGTTGTCGTGCATATGGAGAGACGCTATACCACGCCCCATTTACTGCATAAACCATCAAAAATGTACCATTGTTATTACCATGCCAATGATTCTCTGTGTTAGTTGATGCGCTATTGTGAATATGATACCCCGAATTGGTAATTGTATCAGTATGACTATGAACAGCTGCAGATGCACTACTCGCTGGATGATTATGTTGCGGTATGTTTGAGGTTGTTATAGTTTTTGTGTGGGATCCTCCACTAGATGGTGACGTATAAGTAACACCGTCATGTCCTAAAATAAATTTTGCTTTTAAATTGGGAGTACCATTAGTTCCGTCACAAAGTACCCAACCCGCTGGGATTTGCGCTATCGCACCCGACCACATAAGAATTAAACCGGTTGGTGCATAAGATTTATCGACACCTCCAACAGTCAAGTTTGTAACTTCCAAACCTTCAAATGTAGATGTACCACCATTTATATTTAGTTTATATGCACCCGGATCATTTGTACCAACACCAACATTACCACCAAATATCTGGATTTTAGTTGTTGTCATTACTACTGTTATTAACTTATAATTTTTTAACCTCATATTTTCATTATAAAACAAAGAGTGTGGTAGGCTGGTTTAATATCGACTGGTGTTGGTGTGGCTTGACCAGCGTTTCCAGTCGATACTGGGTGATTATGTGATCCACCATTGGATACAGTGGCATTATGGCTGTGCGTACCCGCAGAAGTCAGAGTTACGGTATGTGCATGCCCACGGGTATCTGTGAAAGAGCGTGTATGATCACCCTGACCACCGACCGCATTCGCCGAATACCAAAATCCACTAGTGAATAATGTAATAAATTGTCCAGTACCAGCGCCGTGGGCGTGAGATCCAGCATTATCAGTGCTACCACCATGAGCGTGAGAACCATCACTTGACATATTTGCATTATGTGAATGTGCCCCACCTGAATTTGTGCCTGGGTGTGTGTGAGTATGTGAAGGTATATTATCATTCACCAGTGTAATACTGTTGGCTCCACCCGATCCTCCCACGACATAAGTGGAACCATCATAAGCGATTGCAAATTTACCACCCATATCAGGAGTGCCATTAGTTCCGTCACAAAGTACCCAACCCGATGGAATATTGTCTGGATCTGCCCATAAACCAATAATCCCGGGTGGTATATGAATATTTGTTATACCATTTATAGATATACTTGTTGCTTCCAAAGCGCCAAGTGTTGCATTTCCACCAATCACTTTCAACTTATATGATCCTGGGTCATCTGTACCAATGGCAATATTGCCACCAAATGTTTGAATTTTGGTTGTTGCCATTACTACTGTTATTAACTTATAATTTTTTAAGCGTTAAATTTTTATTATAAAACACAAAACATAATAACTAGGTATTGTTGATATTGTTGATTCATTGGAAGTTGATGAACCAATGGTTACTGGGTGTGTATGCGCTCCGCCACTAGCAACTGTAATCGTGTGATTATGTGTAGCTGCTGAGGCCATAGAAAGGGAGTGAGAGTGGTCGCCACGGCTGTCGTTTGCATTTTGGTTATGATTTCCACCACCTCGCCGGTAACCTGGATTACATGCATACCACTGCCCAGTTGGGCTATAATTCATAATAAATCCTCCAGTAGTGTAATAATGGTTATGATTACCTACACTACTTATAACAGCTGGGTGAGCATGACTAGAATTAGCCGTTGAAAAGGCTGGGTGAGCATGACTCCCTCCTGTACCAGTACTTACCGAGTGGGTGTGACCAGGTAAATTACTCGTTGTTAATGTATTTGTAAAAGATCCACCCGTTGCTCC